TGTATCGCTCTAACGCTGTATTGATGCGTTCCTGTGCATCCTCCGCTTCCAAGTCAAGCCCATTCAGTTCGGGCATGAGACGTTGCAGCTGCTTCAATGCTGCCACTCGGACACCCTGCCGCTCGTTCAAGTCGAGCAAAATTTGCGAGTATTTTTCGGTGGCGAAACTGGTCTCAAGCATGACCTTGTTCAACTCCTCCGTTTCCTTTGCAAGCAACCTCGTCTCTTCGCTCGTAAAGCCGAGGATGTCGGTCACCTTCTCCCAATTGTCAATGAGAGCCTGAATCGCGACAATGAGCAACGGAATACCGATAGCGGCAATCGAGGACGACAGAAACTTGAACGCTTTGCCTGCCCGCGTCACCGCGCGACCCGTGCTTTGGAACCTGCGAATCAACGTCTGGAATTGGCGTGGTAGCAGACCGCCGACAATGTTGTTGATTGCGCTGAACTTGTCGCCTATAGACGCGCCTGCTTCGCGCCCCGACCGCCCCACATTTTGAACCTCCCGATCAACCTCCCGCAGAGCCTCCATTGCCTGCGTGTTGTCGGCTTTGATGTTCATCAAAAGGTCTGTTTTAGACATTGTTCTTTAGCATTCTAATGCGTTCGGACAGGGACACGCCTCGCAAAGAGTAGAAACCATAGAAGCGGTTGTATTCCCGGCGACCATAATACTTACGCTCTTGACCCAAACTGATTGTCTTGGGGATGAGTTTACCCACGCGGTTTATGTATTCACGCATTCCAAATCATTGTGTCGCCATCCTGAAAAAGATAAATGTCTTGGTCTTGGAATTCCGCGTATGGATACACATCAATATTCAGTGCGCTTTGGTCGTACTCCTGCGCCGTCACGCTTATGAACCAATCGACGTTGACTCCTGGTAAACCAGAGCAATTGATTTTCCACTTACTGCCGTCTGATCCGTCACTCGTCAGTATGCTCACGCCTAAACCCGTTGCTCCGCGAGTGTAAATCGTGCCGGGAAATGCCGAGGACGTGGCAGATACCGTATTTATCAATGTGGCTTCTTCTCCGCTCGTTGCGGTTCCTTTGTTGACTCCGCTCGTTTGTACCGCCATCCACGTCACTTGGATGTTGCACGTTCGTTCTGCGCCCACCAAAAAATCTATCTGTTCTAATTGCAGCGTCCGTGCCGCTGTTGCATTTGAATCCGTAGTCGTGGCTATCATTTCCCACCGCTCTTCAATCACATCGCCTTCCAAATAATTGCTCCGGATTACGCGGGCTGACTCCTGACAAATGCCGAGTGAATTAGCCCGTGTGCCGCTCGAAGCAAAGCCCGTGTTGAACCCATAGGTGTCGCGAGTTCTGCGCCCAACTGCCGAACACTGTCCGGTAGTCTCATTCCATATCCATCCATACGCTTGGCAGCAAAGCGCGTTGCCGGGTATGGGCGTACCGCGAGTGATTGTGTAACTTTCTCCGGGCAAAATCCACTCAGGAGGGGTCTGCGCTCCATTTGTGGGAACCAATTTCAGTTGGTCATCAGCAACTGCCGCCCAAACCGTCAGCGTCTCGCCCGTCAACACGCGGGTCAGAGTGTCCCCATATTCAATACCATCATCTAAAAACGTAGCACTACTGTCTAACAGGATGGCAATTGCGTTAACCCATGCCGAAACAGTTCCCGTTGCGACAGTTATGGTTCCTGTTTGTGCCGCGTCTTGCCAAGTGATTAAACCGTCCGCTCCTATCGTTGGAAACAAGTCGCAGTCGTACAAATTGCCCTGTGAGGCTTTGAACAAGGTCGCGCTTACTGGGGCGTATTCTCCTACGACATAGTTGTTGATAGCCAACAGGCGGTAGGAGATGTTCTGGATAAGAATCTCATCGCCAAAGTCGAGCCTATATATGTCAATAGGCGAGAGCAGCAATTTACACTCCAAGATGCGTGATGCCGCCCCATAGATGCTTTCGATGTAGTTGTTCCAATAGGTTTGAAACAGCCCCGATGTAGGGCTTCCAATAACGTCTGCGTTTGCGAGGTCTGTAGCCGTCACCGCATACTCCAAGCTAATGCGAAGGGGGTCCGCCGCTACGCCGCTGACCGGAGTCATCAACGGGGCATAGGTAAACACCGTGCCGTCTGCGAATTTGAGGTCGTAGGATGTGCCGCCCAAATCCAACAGGGTGCTTTGAATGCCGTGGTAATACAAAAGCATTGGCGGCAACGACTCGTACTCCGTCTCGTAACTCGCGGCAGACTTCCACAACTCCCGAATGATTATAGACGTACTGACTTCGCCCGATGTTGTAATGGTCTGTCCATTAGCGGGGTTTGTTTGCCACTTCAAGTACGTTAGCCGCGCCAATCCAAAGAAGTCGTTTAGCTTGTAAACCCCGGTGGCAAAATCATTCCGCGTTATATACTCATACTGACCCTTGCGAACTCCAAACAGGCTCTCGAAGTATATACTTCGGTGATCCTGCGTCTCCGCCGGGAGAAACTCGACACGAGACTTTTGGTATTCCGTTGCCGGATACATCTTCATATCCCCGCCTACGTCTATGCGGTCAGTCCAGTCTAACGTGCGCCCGCTTTTAACGAAATCGTCATAGGGAATGAAAGTCGCGGTCTTTTGTTGCTCGTCAAATTTCAGAACCAAGTTGTACGTCTCCACCAAGCCTTTGACCCACTTGTCTAACGGCTCCTCGCCCATAATGGTCGCGAAATCCAACACGCCGTCAACCGCTGTTGCACCAATCAAGTCTACATATTCTACGGTGACTATAAACGTGGCACTCAATGAGGTTTCTATAGCGAAGTACCACAGTTCCGGTGATCCGGAAAAAGGGATATTGATGGTCAGATTTATCCCATCACCATTGTCCGCTTGACCCGCCACAAATGGGAACGTAATAACCTCGGACCCGCTCGCATTGAACGCGATGAAGTCGCTGTTCCATTGCCCGCCTTGGTTATTCGGGTTGAAGATGTTAACGTCAATGACGTAGGTACCAATCAAATTAAACTCAACGTATGTGCCGGACGTGAATAAACCGTCAGGGTCGTAGTTGGGTGTGGTAGTTGTGTCAAAATTCGTGAGCAGATATTCGTCTGTTCCCACGGTCGTAACGGTAGTTGTCGCTCGGAAACCAAAACTCCCTCGCGTATCTACTGTCTTGGACTGCAACCCCACATGGACGTAAAGGTTATCGTTGTTGAGGAGGGTGTTGTTAAACCAATCTTCGGCTGTTCGCGTATAACCCGCGTATTGCAGCATAGCGTCCAACAACCAAGTCACCTTAATAGCTGGGTGCAGGTTTGTCGGAATCAAACCCTCTGTTCCTCCCCATCGCGTCAGCGCGTCTGCCCGCACTTGGTATCCTGCAAAGGGCGCGTTGCCATTGTCCGTCAGTGGGTATTGGATGGTTCCGTTTGGGACAAGAGTTGGGTCGGTGCCTGCGATGTTTTGCTCTGCCCAAGCACTTAACACGTTGGTGGAATTAAGGGTGTGGTCGAGCGGGCAATTGATGTTGTCTACTGCGTCAGTCCAAATTTCCCGCCACCGCTTGCCGCGTATGGTCTGGAAGAAATCCACCGTGGACGAATAGAACGAGCAATTGAACAACTGCTTGCGCAAGTCTACGTTCTTGAGCTGCAAGACACCCTCCAACACTTCTACGCCGTTATCTAAAATCTTCGCCTCCGTCTTCCTCAACATATTGAACCCTGAGTCTTGCAAACTCAACTCGTCCACAAACCCAAAGAAGGTTTTGTTGCGGTCTGTGAAGGGCAGCCCAAACGTGAGACTAAATGGAGCCAAGCGTGACCCGGGCGAGCGCAAGTCCTCAGATTGAAAATTTAATTCGATGCTTTGATCGGGAGCATCTAACTCATACGCGATGCCGTTTCGGTATGTCTGCAACCTGGTCATAAAATGATTGGATTTAGGTTGGCATTGACCGCGCCGAAGTTGGCTTGGGCATTATCGCGGGCGTACACTAACTCGAATGTGTACTCCGACACTTGTGAACCTAATGGCTGTACTTCGCGCATACTGTCGGTACGAATAACTACCGGAGAATATTCTTGGTACGGCTGCCCGCTTTGGTCGTATGTACGTATATCCTGTGCAAAGACGTGACCGCTGTTAATCATGCTCATAAACACGGATGTCTCGTAGGCGTTTAGCGGTCCTGTATTCGCCGTCCAGACCTGCTCGCGTTCCGTCACTACAGCCGTACGACCACGGTCCGACACGTTGAATCCCCACTCTGAATCGTTCGATCCGCTATTGTCTTTAAGTCTGCCCGTTGCCGTGCTGTAATTGCCTAAAGTGCGAGTGAATTGTGACCTCTTTATATTGTGACTGTTCGTCCACTTGCCCCGCGTGGTCATAAAGTCTGTAGCCCCAAAACGATTGACAAACGCAAAACGAATTTGTCGCTCTCCCGTGCAATAGTTGTACCGATTGAAAACAGACCAATTTGATTGTGCTGCTCCGGCAGTATCTTCTAATCGCACTCGATAGGAAGTCCAATTTTCATTGCCGACCGTAGTTAAACGAGTATTCACTGGCCAATTAATAATCGCCAATCCTCCACCTTGACTCATGTAGTAAGGACAACAAAAGAACCGACAAGGTTGATAGTTGCCTACTGCGTAGACTCCCGAAGTGGGCATATTAAAAATATCGAACCCCAGCAAAGTTGAGCCTTCATACAACTCTAATTTCCATCGGGTTGTAAAGAGGGTGTTACTGAATTCTTTGGCTTTCCATCCCTCAATGTATAGGTAATCCGTGTCGTTCACGAAAAATACAGGCGCGTCTGGATATGGTTTGCCCTGCTGATATTTGCGCTCCACACTCGTCGTCATTGGAATGTGTGACGCATTGGTGCAATCATATCCGGTGCGTAGTTCCACCGCGTAGCTGCCAGCAGTCAAGTTATCGGTCGCTTTAAACTGCGCATAGATATACGTGCCGCCATTACGAACTACCCCACTGTACTGTGTGGTCGATGCATTTGGCGTTGCCGGAGACACGGCGTTGACAGCCTGCTCACTACCGAATGTCAGGCGCGTATCGCCATAGGAATTTGACGATCTGACAAAATCGCTTGTTTGTAAAGGCTTTAATGCCACGGTGGTTGGCGTGAGGCTTTGCAAGATGTTGCCCAGGTCAAAAATCCCGCAGTTGTTGTTGTTCTTCTGCACCCGCAGAGTCAAAATGTTTCGATACGCGGGCTGCCCCGGTTCACGAAACTCTACCAAACAGGTGTACCCAAATTTATATGTGCCTATCGTGTCCTCTTCGACAACAAACACGCATGGGTCTCCCGCGAATAGAACGAGGTCCGCTTGTTCTGCTTGACCAGTTTGGTTTATGTATGCCCTTGGTGTTTGGTATAGTGTTATAGCCATCAGATAGCGATTTCAAATTCAAGCGGCGTGGAGAACATTTTTTCGTTCATGTGGTTAGCCATGTCCTTAACCAAGGAGAGGTTCAAACTCGCCTTGTACTTGGCTACCAATCTCGGCATAATGTATCCCCCAAAGTCGGTTGGCTCAATGCCGTATTGATAGACGCTACGAACAATAATTGGTGTCATTTGGTCGTAGGTCATAAAACGACCGTCCAAGCCCCGCCATTGGATGCCTCGGTCTTTGACCCATTTTCGGATTGCGCTACTTATGCTGCCGCCGCCCGAACCACTGCCAAACTTAAACGGCGAGTCTGGTGCGCGGTTGATGTACGGCTTGGTCGCATACGGATGGGGGTTCTTTGGTGGCACAAACGGTCCGGCACCCTGAACTCCGTATTGTACAAACAGTCCGTAGAATTCGCTTTGCAACCCCATTATAATTACGTTGTCCTTAACCGACACCGTGTACTCCAAAGACTTGTGCAGTGCGCCCGTCGCGTTCTTGTCTTTCCGCGTCAATGTACCCCTTGCTCTTGACACCCAATCCTTGCCCATGCGGTCCAACACCTTTTGGGTATGGAACAACTTGATGTCTCCCGCAGACCTTGCGGAACTCCTTGCGGATGCATCGTACTTGAGTTTCAAGAACTTGTAGAACGCCATCAGACAGGGATGTTACACAACTCTAACGGGTTGGGGACGCGGATACTCATTTGCGTAGACCAACCTGTTAGCAGGTTGTCAAAGCGTTGAGCGAAGGGAGTGCATTGTACAGGCATTTCTAACCCATACACGGGGTCACCAAGTGTCAAGTTTCCGACACCCGTGACCGGCGATCCGATAGTGTTTTCCAAAACCGCGATAACGTCTTGAAGAATCAGAAACGTCTCCGTGTAGGAGTCGTCAAGCGTGGGCAGCTGCGCCTCAATGGTGACGGTAGCCACAATGACCTCATAGGTGAATGTCGTCACGCCCTCCTCCACGGTAGCCCCAGTGACTTGTGCGTACAGCAATGGGAACTCAGACATATCCCATTTGTTTACGTCCATCTCTTCCAATGAGTTCGTGTGGAACGAGTTCAAGATTAAATGCTTCTCCGCTATGTATCGGAACTGCTCGTTGATTTCGGATACGCTACGCATCGACTTTTACATTTTGTGTGGCAGCTAAATCCTGCTCATAGCACAGAAAGGTAAGTACCTGAGCTACCGGGGTTACGGTCACTTCTTTGATTTTGAGAACATCCCCTTGAGCCAACGTGTGAAGCGTCTGATACCACCCCCACTTTGATCCGAGCGGCGAAGACGAGCCACCTTCTGACCATATAGGTGAGAATCTATCGCCAATCCCCTTCCGGTAGTCAAAAAAAAACCGAGCGCACCCATTACCGCATCCATTGGCGCATCCTTCATCACGCCAGTCTTTCTGTCCGACGGGCTGTATGGCTCGATTTCATACCACTCGCCGTTGTCCTCTGTGATACGCCGAAACATGACCGCCATGACCTGCGGCAAATGATCGCCCATGCCTTTCACCGAGTAGGTCTCTAAGTCGATAAACTCGCCCGTCGATAGTGAGTCCCAATCCGGTATGAACCCATACCGCACACCCTTCAGAGTGAACCGAGGAACCAACTCATGGTCCCGCTCGTGCGCGTCCATGACCCACTCCAGGTGCGAGACTATCTTGTTGAACTGCGCTGCGGTTAGTGCCGCAACCTGCGCCTCATCCAACCCCGCCAGAACCTGAACCGCTTTGGCGGTCTTCTGCTTGTCGGTTCGGCAGTTCGACCACTCTCGCTCAAGTTGCTCCCACTGAGCCACCGTCACCGAGGAGTAGTCGTTAGGTACTGATACTGTCGTCTTCATTGGATTACATATTGCCCGGTCTTACGGATCAACTTGTTCAAGCAAACGTAGCGCACACAGTCCACCCCGTGATTCCACTTGTCTATTGGTTCATTCAGCATACGGTTGTTCTTGTCTGTCTTCCACTTGTAGTTGCGGAACTCCTTTTGCACGTTCAGGGAGTCTACGTGGACGTGCAGCTTGTATCGCCTCATCGCGTCAATACCGATCCGCACCGAGTCCGGTCCTTTCTTCGCGGGTTTGATGTTGAACCCCTGCCGATGTATCTCGTCAATACTCTTCGGCTCTGCGCTATCTGCTATGACCTCCTCATTTCTTTGGATGCCCAACTCGCGAAGTCGGTTGGCTATGTCGGGGTTGGTGAGACCCCCGCTGTACAGCAACTCGTGGATGTATAGGTCGTTGCCTCGGACGTAGACCGCGACCAAAGCGGTGGGGTCATTGGTGTATCCCCAATCCAATCCGTATGCCACACGCTTCGCCCCTTCCGGTAAATCGGAGTAAACCGAGGTCTGGAATATGGTCTCTCGGCTAACGCCCCGCTCCCCAAGACCATAGATGCGCCAATAGTTATCGTCCGTGTCCTTGAGCCTCTCAATCTCCGCTATTATGTCTTTGCCCAGGTAGGGGTTGTCCTTGTATGTGGTACGGAAGAACACCGCGTCATCGCGTGGGATGATGTCGTCGTATATGTAGGAGTATTCGTCAGACGGGTTGTAGTCCATGATGATGCCCAACCCGCTTGGGATGCCTGTCGTCCTCAACGCTATCTGTTGGTAGAACTCATAGTCCAATTCGTTCGCCTCATTAAG